TCCAAACCATGTTGCGGAGCAATTCTTTGCCTCTGTTTATCCTACTATTACTTCTGGTAAGTCAACGAAAGTCATAATCATTTCAACGCCTAATGGCATGAACCATTTCTATAAGATGTGGGAAGATGCTAGACGTGGCAAGAATGATTATGTTACCAACGAAGTTCACTGGTCGCAGGTCCCAGGAAGGGATGCCAAGTGGAAAGAAGAAACAATCAAGAACACATCGCCAAGACAGTTCGCACAGGAGTTTGAGTGCGACTTCCTTGGATCTGCTGATACTTTGATTAGTCCAGCAAAACTACAAAACATTCCATTCCACGATCCTATAGCGAGCAATGCAGGACTTGACGTGTATGAGAGAGTCCAAAAGGATCACGAATATATTATTACTGTGGATGTTGCCCGAGGAATTGGTGGCGACTATAGTGCTTTCATCGTGTTTGATATCACCACGATGCCGTATAAGATCGTTGCGAAGTACAGAAATAATGAGATTAAACCTGTACTGTTTCCCTCAGTAATTTTCCAAGTCTGTAAAGAATATAATAACCCATACGTTTTGGTAGAAGTCAATGATATCGGTGATAGTATTGCTGCAACTCTCAATTACGATCTTGAGTATCCTAACGTCCTTATGTGTGCTATGCGTGGCAGAGCGGGTCAGATTGTCGGACAAGGATTCTCTGGAAACAAAACACAATTAGGTGTGAAAATGAGTGTGACCGTAAAAAAGATTGGTTGCGCTAACCTCAAAGCAATTATTGAAGAAGACAAGTTATTGTTCAATGACTTTCAGATCTTCCAAGAACTTACTACGTTTGTACAGAAGAAACAAGCGTGGGAGGCAGATGAAGGGTATCATGATGACCTTGTAATGTGTATGGTTCTCTTTGCATGGTTAGTTATGCAAGAATACTTCAAAGAGATGACCGACCAGGATATCAGAAGGAGGATCTATGAGGAACAGAGAAATCAGATTGAGCAAGACATGGCTCCTTTTGGGTTTATTGATGATGGTATGGGTGACGATACCTTCACTGACTCAGATGGCAATCTGTGGGAATATGGAGACAAGCAAGAAGAAGTCTCTTATATGTGGAACTTCTAATGGATATTGGAGATCAATTCAGTCTGGAACATCTTCTTTTCAGAGAAAGGGTTTGTAGATCCTGTGGAGAGAAGAAGGACTTGATTTCTGAGTTTTATTTGACAAGAAAAAGCAAGAAGGGTCATCCGTCAGCATATGCTTACGAGTGTAAGGAATGTACTGTCAAAAGAGTAATAGATAGTAGAAAGAAACGTGATCCATTCTCGGATTGGGGATATCCAGACTGGTAGTTCACGCACTGTTCACCACCTCTGAACATACCGAAAATCTAAATAGATTTAGATAAATTTGATATCTAAGAGGTAAAAACATGGCAAGTCAAGTCTCGCCTGGTGTTGTTATTAGAGAACGTGATTTTTCCAATGCTGTTGTTGTAGGTGCTACCGCTATTCGTGGTGCTTTCGCTTCTTCATTCCGCACTGGACCCGTAGGCAAAATTGTAAACATTGGTTCCGAAAGAGAACTTATCGACACGTTCGGTACACCATCCGAGGCTAACGCTGGCGATTGGTTGGTTGCTTCCGAATTCCTCCGCTACGGCGGACAACTCGCAGTTGTTAGAGCAGCAACTGGAGTTCTAAATGCTACTAAAAGTGGTAGCGGTGTTCTTATCGGTGATAAGGATGCTTTTGATGCTGGCGTAACTTCCGAGAAGTTCGCTGCTCGCTACGCTGGTGCAGACGGCAACAACCTTCGCGTTGTAATCGTTGATCGTGGCGCTGATCAAGTTTTAACTTTTGATCAAACACCTAACGCTGGCGCAGTTGTAGGAACTACGCTAACTTTCAACAGCGGAAAGTCTGCTGAGATTTATTCAGTTGATGGATTGAGCATCACTGTAGTTGGAGACACTATTGCTGCTGGTGATACACTGGCAGAAGTAGGAGATGGCATTAGTGCTTTCACAACTGATGCTGTTACAGAAGCAGGAAGAACTCCTGGATCTTATACACCTGCTGCGGATGCTAACGGAGCATCATTCCAAGTTGATGTTGCTCAAGGCGCAGAAATTCTTGATGAAACAGATCCACAAAATCCAGTATCATTTGTTCCCCCACAATATGAAGGAGATGCTGTTACAGTATCTCTTCTAACCGCTGGTTCAAATTACGCTGCTGGAGATACAATAACTCTTGCTGGTGGTGTAACTGGTGGTGGTTCAGATATTGTTGTTACTGTTGGTTCTGTTCTTGATCCAGATGCTGAAGTTCTTACAGCAGTTGCTTGGGATTACAATTCACAGGCAATCGGTTCAACTGGTCTGACATATAAGTCAATCGGTATTCGTCCTGGAACTTCAGCATTCGCATCTGAGCGTTATCTTTCACACGACGAAGTTCATGTTGCTGTTATTGACGAAAGCACAAATACAGTTGTTGAGAGAATGACATATCTCTCAAAACTCTCTGATGCTAAGACACCAGAAGGTGCTTCAGCATACTGGAAAGATTATGTCAATGAGTATTCGGATTACATTTATGCTGGTGCTGCTCTCGGTTCTGCTGAAGTAACAACTGTTGGTGAGGATCCTGGTGCTACAGCAGCATCTTATGGTGCTACTTCTGCTGCTCCTCTTGCTCTGGCAAGAATCCTACCTACCGCAGGTGGCGCTCTATCAGGTGGTATTGATGACTACGCATATTCTGCTGGTGAAATTCAAACAGCATATGACGAGTTCCTAGATACCGAACAGACCACCGTTGATTTTGTTTTAATGGGCGGAGATGGTGCTGACGAGAACGACACGATCGCTAAGGCACAAGCAGCTGCTGCTGTTGCTAATAGCAGAAAAGATTGTGTTGCTTTCATCTCACCCTGGACTGGAACACAAGTAGCAACTTCTGGTGGTGCTGCGTTAACTCCAACACAACAATTAGCAAATACAATCGCATTCTTTGAAAACATTGCTTCTAGTTCATATGTTGTTCTAGACAGTGGTGTAAAGTATACCTACGATCGCTTCAACGATAAGTATCGTTATATCGGTTGTAACGGTGACGTTGCTGGTCTTTGTGTTTCCACTTCTTCAATTCTAGACGACTGGTTCTCACCAGCAGGTCTAAATCGTGGTGGTATTCAGAACGTTGTAAAACTCGCTTTCAATCCTAACAAGGCACAGAGAGACGATCTTTACACCAACAGAATCAACCCAATTGTTTCTATGCCTGGTTCTGGTCCTGTTCTATTTGGAGATAAGACTGGTCTTGCTTCACCTAGCGCATTTGACAGAATTAACGTTCGCCGTCTCTTCCTCAACGTTGAGAAGAGAGCAAGAGCACTTGCTGAAGGCGTACTATTCGAGCAAAACGATAGCACAACTCGTGGAGCATTTGCTGCTTCTATGAGCTCATACCTCTCAGAGATTCAGGCACGTAGAGGTGTTACTGACTTCCTAGTTGTTTGCGATGAAAGCAACAACACCCCAGAAGTTATTGATAGAAACGAGTTTGTTGCTGAACTCTACCTCAAGCCAACACGCTCTATCAACTACGTAACAGTTACAGTTACTGCTACAAGAACGGGCGTCTCGTTCGCTGAAGTCGTCGGTAGATGATAATTAGTTATAGAGAAAACAACAAGAGGTAAACACAAATGGCATTATCAAACGTTTCCAGTTTTTTACAAACTATCGGTCAGGGCGTCAAGCCCAACATGTTCCTAGTGGATGTTCAGTTTCCCGATACTCTTTCTAAGAGTGGCGAGGATTTAAATCTCACAAATATTCTTTGTAAGTCTGCTGCACTTCCAGGTTCAAACTTAGGTGTGATTGAAGTTCCTTTCAGAGGAAGAACAGTCAAGATCGCAGGTGATAGAACTTTCGATACTTGGACTGCTACTTTCTTTAACGATAAGGATTTCAAACTTCGCGCATTTTTTGAAGAGTGGGCAAACAACATTAACACCCACGAAGCAAACACATCTCCTCTCTTCACTCCATCAACCACTACTGGTTACATGGCAGATCTTAGAGTAGATCAATTAGAGAAAGATGATTCTGCTGAGGGATCTATTCTCAGAAGATACACCCTCAAGTATTGCTTCCCAACTAATGTTTCTCCTATCGATCTTGCTTACGATAGCAATGATCAGATTGAGGAATTTACTGTTGAGTGGCAGTATTCCTACTTCACTGCTGAAGCAGGAACTAGAAATGGTGTTTCTGGCATTGGCGTAGTCTGATAAATAGTTGGAACGTCCAACTATTGAATAGATAATCATGAGTCAGTTATTTGGCTTCCAGATTAACAGAAAGGAGGGACAGAAGGGGCAATCCCCTGTCCCTCCTTCTGCTGATGAACCCATTGCCGTTGCGGCAGGTGGGTATTATGGAACATATGTAGATACGGATAATCAAGCTCGCAATGAGTTTGAGATGATTCGTAGGTATCGTGACATGGCAATTCACCCTGAAGTGGATAGTGCGGTGGACGAAGTTGTTAACGAGTTTATTGTTAGCGACGCATACGATTCTCCAGTAGAAATCAACCTAGACAATCTTGAGGTTGGTGCTGGAGTAAAGAAAAGAATTAGAGATGAGTTTGATTACATCAAACGTCTTCTTAATTTTGACAATCGCGCACATGAGATTGTCAGAACTTGGTATATCGACGGTAGACTATTTTACCACAAAGTTATCGATCTAGATAATCCAAAGAAAGGAATTACGGAACTTCGTTATATCGATCCGATGAAGATCAAGAAGGTCCGTCAGAAAATCGACAACACTCCAAAAGATTCTCTAGCGAAAGCAGCAATCAAAGGCACGGCGCTTGAGTATGAGTATGGGACGTTTGTTGATTACTATCTTTATAACCCAAAAGGTTTTTACAAAGGTGGAGTTTTAGGACCAGTTGGTGATATGTCTCTGTCACAAGGAGTAAAGATGGCAGTTGACTCGATCACCTTTGTTCCTTCAGGACTCCAAGATCTAAACAAGAGAATGACTCTTGGTTTCCTCCACAAAGCGATCAAGTCTCTCAATCAACTCCGCATGATTGAAGATTCTCTTGTTATCTACAGATTGTCCCGTGCTCCTGAGCGTAGAATTTTCTACATCGATGTAGGCAATCTACCCAAGGTAAAAGCAGAACAATACTTGCGTGATGTCATGTCGCGCTACAGAAACAAACTTGTCTATGACGCACAAACAGGAGAGATGCGTGATGATAAAAAGCATATGTCAATGCTTGAGGACTTCTGGCTTCCTCGCCGTGAAGGTGGTAGAGGAACTGAAATCACTACACTCCCAGGCGGTCAGAATCTTGGTGAACTCAAGGATGTTGAGTATTTCAAGAAGAAACTTTACAACTCACTCAACCTACCACCTTCCCGCCTTACAGATGACAACAAAGGGTTTAATCTTGGTAAGACCACAGAGGTTCTCAGGGATGAACTCAAGTTTACTAAGTTCATCGGTCGTCTCCGCAAGCGATTCAGCGAACTATTCCACGATGTTCTCAAGACCCAACTAATTCTAAAGGGTATCATTTCACCCGAAGATTGGGATGACATGAAGGAGCACATCCAGTATGACTATCTCTTTGATAATCATTTCAACGAACTCAAAGAAATTGAAATGATGAATCAAAGGATGATGTCTGTAACTCAAATGGATCCTTTTGTCGGAAAGTATTTTTCTATCGAGTATGTCCGTCGTCATATTCTTGGACAGAAAGACAAAGAGTTTACTGAAATGGATAAGCAAATGCGTAAAGAGATTGACGCAGGACTTGCTATTGATCCAGCACAAACAAATATGTTGGATACTATGTCTCAGCAAAACACTGCTTTCCAACCAGAGATTGGTGAGATTCAGGCACAAGATTCTGCAGAAAGAGAAGCAGAAGCTGCTGACGCAAGTGTAGATCGTGAAGTAAAAAAAGCAAAACAAATGCCTTCACCTTCTTCAAACAATAAATAAAATATACTGAATTGTTATTATGGAACAACATAACCCTGAACCTGGCATTGTAAATATCGTTGATAAGATCAGCGACAATGACAGGGCATCTGCTATTGATGCTATTCATGATCTGCTTTTTGCTAAGGCATCTGATGCCATGGCAACATATAAGCAGGTTGTTGCGAAGACATTCTTTGATGAACCAACCGAGACCGAAACCGATGAAACTGATAACGGAACAGATTGAAGACGTTCAAATTCTTACTGAGGAAAAGGACGGAAAGAAACTACTCTACATTGAGGGTGTCTTTCTTCAATCGGAACTAACAAATCGCAATGGTCGCAGATACCCATTCGATGTTCTCAACCGCGAGGTAGAGAGATACAACGAAGAGTATGTAAAAACCAAGAGAGCTCTTGGTGAGTTGGGTCATCCCGATGGTCCTACCATCAACCTTGACAGAGTATCACACAGAATTGTAAGTCTCCGCGCTGAAGGTAATAACTTCATGGGCAAGGCACAAATCCTTGATACTCCAATGGGCAAGATCGCCAAGTCTCTATTAGACGAAGGCGTTCAACTTGGTGTTTCCTCCCGTGGTATGGGAAGCATCGAAAAGCAAGAAGGTATCTCAGTTGTCCGCGATGACTTCATGCTCACCACTGCTGCTGATATTGTAGCAGATCCTTCCGCACCTGACGCATTTGTTAACGGAATTATGGAAGGTAAAGAGTGGGTCTGGGATAACGGAATTCTCAAAGAAGCAAAAGTTGATAAATACCGCAGATACATCGACGAGTCTCGTCGTGATCTTGAAGCAAGGACCCTCAAAGTGTTTGAGGATTTCCTTGGAAAACTTTGATTCTATAAATAAACTTAGATTAATTATACGGAAATTACGAGGTAAACTCAAATGTCAGATATGCTAAACGAAAAATTTGAGGAGTTCGTTACCGAGCAAAAGGTGATTGTAGAAGCTGGCGATCCAATGCCAACGGTTTCTGCTAACGTTATTCCTGGCACAGGTAGTGAGCCCTCTCAGGTTTCTGACGCACAGACTGGTTCTGGTAGCGGAAAGGATCCTATGCCATCAGTTCAACCATCGGTTGCTCCTGGTCAATCTGCTCCTGCAGATCTCGGTGGAACTTCCACCACTCCTAACGAGCACGATGATGATGGCGAGGAGAATCCTGGCGCTAAAGCGGCAGCACCCGTTTCGCAAGTATCTGGCGATCCTCAATTTGCTGCTAAAAAAGATGCTGGCGATCAAGGCACACAACCTTCAGTTGGTGCTGATGTAGCATATGGAACCAGCATGGGTGGCGCAGTTGGTTATCCAATCAAACCATCGTTTGAGTCCCTCGACGTTTCCGCTGATGTTGCCGCTCTAGTAGAAGGCACAGAACTCTCTGAAGAGTTCGCTGAGAAAGCAAAAACCATTTTTGAGGCTGCTGTCAAAGCGAAAATCTCTGAAGAGTATGACAGACTTGTAGAGCACTTTGCTGCTGAACTCGATAAGCAAGTAGCTGCTGCTAAAGCAGAGCTTTCCGAGGAAGTAGACGGCACAGTGAACTACGCTATCGGTCAATGGATGGAGCAAAATCAAGTTGCTATTGACCGTGGCATCAGAAATGAGATCACTGAAGACTTCATCGCAGGTCTCAAGGGTCTCTTTGAAGAGCACTATATCTCTATCCCAGACGAGAAAGTCGATGTGGTAGAAGGTATGGCTGAATCTATTCGTGAGATGGAAGAGCGCCTAGACGAACAGGTCAAGGCTAACGTGAAACTACAAAATCGTCTTAATGAGTCTGCAAAAATCAATATTCTGTCCCAAGTGTCAGAAGGACTAGCAGATACTCAAAAAGAAAAACTCGCAGCACTTGCTGAGGGTCTAGAGTTTGTCTCAGAAGAGTCATTCTCCAAGAAGGTAAAAACTATCAAGGAGTCTTACTTCAAAGAGTCAATCGCTGCCCCCGCATCGGTTGCTGATGAAACCCCAGTAGAGGGTGCAGATGAAGTATCGCCTGCTATCGCAGCATATCTCTCAGCACTTGATCGCTGGTCTAAATAATAAATTTTCCACATTTTTCCAATCGGAGCAAACCAATGTTTAACGCACAAGCTCTGACAGAAAAGTGGTCACCTGTTCTAGGTCATGAAGGCGCTGGCGCAATCAAAGACAATTATAGAAAGGCTGTTACCGCTGTTCTGTTAGAAAACACAGAAAGACAATTACGCGAAGAGCGTGGTATGATCAACGAAGCTAGCACTGTTGGTGCTATTGGCGGCGCTGGTCATGGCAACGCACTAGGCGGTAGTGGTCTATCAACTCAAACTGGTGGTCTCGCAGGTTTCGATCCTGTAATGATCTCCCTAATCCGTCGTGCTGCCCCTAACCTCGTAGCATACGACATCTGCGGTGTTCAACCAATGAGCGGTCCTACTGGACTAATCTTTGCGATGAAGTCGCACTACAACACTCGTGCTGGTGCTGAGGCACTCTACAACGAGCCTGATGCTAACTTCTCTGCTAACTCACAAGGTCCTGCAGCATATGATGATCCTGCTGCTCCTCTTGGAGATGGCGGCGCTACTGATGCTAACCCTGGTCTCCTTAACGACTCTGGCACCTATGAGCGTGGTGGTGTTAACAAGGGCGACGGTGTTACTGCTAAGTATCCTACTTCTGGCATCGACCGTGCTGACGCTGAGCAACTAGGTTCAGGCGCTGGTCTTCTCTTCAACGAGATGGACTTCAGCATCGAGAAGACTGCGGTTACCGCTAAGACCAGAGCACTCAGAGCTGAGTACACTCTAGAACTAGCACAAGACCTCAAGGCAATCCATGGTCTTGATGCTGAGCAGGAACTCGCTAACCTTCTTTCCAGCGAGATCCTTGCTGAAATCAACCGCGAAGTTGTAAGAACCATCTACACCGTTGCTAAGCCTGGTGCTCAGAACAACGTTGCTAACGCTGGTATCTTCGACCTTGACGTTGATTCAAACGGACGTTGGTCAGTTGAGAAGTTCAAGGGTCTAATGTTCCAAGTTGAGCGCGATGCTAACGCTATCGCTCAAGAGACTCGTAGAGGAAAGGGCAACTTCATCGTCACTTCTGCTGACGTTGCTTCTGCTCTTGCTATGAGCGGCACCCTTGACTACTCCTCAGGTCTAACTGGCGCTGGTGGTCCTTCCATCGGTGAAGTTGATGACACTGGTAACCTTTTAGTCGGAACCATGAACGGCAGAATCAAGGTCTACGTTGATCCTTATTCCGCTAACGTTTCCAACAGCCACTTCTATGTTGTTGGTTATAAGGGTTCTTCACCATATGACGCAGGTCTATTCTACTGCCCATATGTTCCCCTCCAGATGCTACGTTCGATCGATCCTAACACCTTCCAGCCAAAGATTGGCTTCAAGACTCGTTACGGCATGGTTGCGAACCCATTCGTTGAGGCATCTGCTGGCGTTCCTGACGCTGAAGCACTCACCGCTTCGAAGAACCAGTATTACAGACGTGTTCTTGTTAAGAACCTCATGTGATTTATTGTTCACATATCAACACAGGGGACCTACGGGTCCCCTTTTTTTGTAAATAGTATTATACTGATGATGAAAATTATGCCAAGGGGTCGTATGAATAAGATTGATATTCTTTCCAGGGTCTATAAAATGAAGACGGCACTATATGAAGGTCACCATAAAGACAAAGGTAAAGAATGGCATGATGGTGCTCATGAAGCACTGGGTAAAGTTCTTGAAATTCTTCAGGAGTATAGAGAATGAAAGATTTAGATTTTATTGACGAGTTAATAGAAAAAGCGATCAAGATGAAAGTTAATATATTAATGGAAGAACCATGTCCAATCTACGATGGTGATGCCGAGGATTGGGAAGACTTCTGGTTTAATGAGGATAAATAGGGTGTAGCTTGGGAAGTTGACATGTCTGCTGGATGGTATAAGGAACAACCTAGTAATAGGAATTTCCTAAATCCAATTGGTTATCTCCTTAAACTAGAAAAGTTTGAAGGGGTTGACTTCTTTTGTCAAACAGCAAATGTCCCCGACATTACAATGCCAACCACGGAAGTAGCAAGTCCTTTTAGAAACTTGCCTATTATTCCTGGTGGTGGAGTAACGTTCGGGGATTTTTCTGTACGTTTTATTGTAGATGAAGATCTAATTAATTACAACGCTGTTCATACATGGATTCGTGATATTGGCAATGCTGATCAAATGACACGTACAACACCAAAAGAAAACATACTTACCAACGGACAACTTCATATTGTTACATCTCAATACAATCCAGCATTTATTGTAGAGTTTAGAGACATCTTTCCTATCTCTTTGTCTGGATTGCAGTTTGATGCTACAATGACAGATGTAGAATACATTACTGCTGAAGTTGTATTTAAACACCAGCAGTTCTTCCTTCGTGATAAATCCTTACAACCTCTATGAATTTTGAAACTCTTCGTGATAAATTTGAAAACTTGAGAGAGCAATGGGCAGAAGATAGTGCCGTTGACTTTCAGTTCAAGAACAAACAGTATACCACAGATTTGGGACAACTCGCGTTAGACATCCCTTTTCAACATAATAAATACTTAAACCATTACACTGACATTCAGCAGATCAAAACCTCGCTGGAGTTTGAGATCCGCAAAATGGTAAAAGAGAAACGTGAGTATTACTCAGGCGAAGCAGACGCAAAAACTTACGCCTCTAAACCATTTGGATCATCTATCAAAACTTCTGAAAAAATGAAAGTATATCTAGAGTCTGATGATGAAATCATCAATCTAGAAGCTAAGATCAAATATCTAGACCAGATGCTTTACTGGTTAGATCAGGTCATGAAGCAAATTTCTAACCGAGGTTTTCAGATCAAGAGTGCCATTGAGTGGGAGAAATTCGTAAATGGACAATGATGACCTGCCTCTCAGTTAAAAAGAAAAACGAAGTATACGTTACTATTCAGTCCGTTGAGCCCCATGTTCATATGGAGCTTGCGGACTATTTTTCGTTTGAGGTTCCCGAAGCAAAGTTCCTAAAGAAGAACCCCAGATACAAATACTGGGATGGAACTATTCGTCTATACTCCCCTGGCACTGGTGAACTCTATGGCGGTTTGATGGAGCACCTTAAGGTCTGGGCAGATGAAAGACAATATCAAATTGAGTATGAAAAAAATGACTGGTATGGAGATGTTGAAGAGACAAATAATTTTGTGTCTCCTGCTGGTATCAAAACCTTTATGGACAAGATCACCCGAACGGGAATTACTCCACGCGACTATCAATACAAAGCAGTTTATGAAGCGATAAAAAATAATCGCAAACTACTTCTTTCTCCTACGGGCAGCGGCAAGAGTTTGATGA